TTAATATATCTCTCTAGAGAGTGGGCGAAGCTTGGTCACGAAGTAACTAATTTTGTTAACGTAGAAGAAGGAAGTAGATTTATTCCAGAGAGAGAACCTCGCAGCCGATATGACGAAGATCCTATTGTTCGCCCTGGATTTCATGAATATGTACCTCTGAGTTTAACCCGCCCAATGCTTGCTAATTTCCCTTGGGACGTGGCAATTGCATGGGAGTGTAGTTCGTCTTTCGAAGATCATAGAATTCTTGATAATGTAAAATTAAAAATGTGCGAGATGCAGGTTTGTCATTTTTCTATTGCAGAAATGGAAGCAACTGCAAATTACTGTGACTATGTAGCCGCCTTGTCCCCTTGGCATAAAGAATTTCTTCTTCATCAGGGACTTGAAATGGACAAAGAAGAAGTAGTTGTGTTTCCAAATGGTGTAGATATTTCTCGTTATCCAGAACCAAAATATGGAATAAAATTTACAAATAATCCTAAATTTGTTTATTCTTCATCACCGGATAGGGGCTTATGGCATATATTAGAAATTTGGCCAAAACTTAGAAAAGATTTTCCTAAAGCAGAACTTCTTGTTGGGTATGGAGCTCAAAATTGGATAAATTATAATAAATGGTCACATGGTCGGCAAGGGGAAATGGCTGTAGAAATTGAGCGTCTAATGAAACAGCCTGGAGTAAAAGATATAGGGAAAATAGGACAAGGGGAACTTGCAAAACTTCAAATAGAAGCTGATGCTTGGCTTTATCCGCTTGACAGCATAATTAGTACAGAATCAGGTTGTATTACCGCAATTGAGAATGCAGCCGCAGGAAATCCAATTATTACAACTAATTGTGATTGTATGGCCACAGAATTTGGTCGCATCGGAAGAATTGTAGATTTGCCTTGGGATCAAGACAATTATTACAATGCTGTAAAAGATGTATTAACCGACGAAGATTATTATATCAATCTTCAGAAAAAGGGAAGAAAATTTGCCGAATCCAGAGATTGGTCCTTAATTGCTACTCAGTGGATTAGTCTATTTACACAACGTGCTTGAGTAATTTCTTTTCTATTTTAAATCTTTCTTTTTGTGCTTCGGAAACCAATTGTCTTAAATTTAGACGCTCTTCGTAAGAAAGATTCTTAAGTCCATTTCTTTTTGTTTTTACATTCTGTGGGCCAATACTGGTTTTGTATTTAGGAATACTTTTAACTGCGCGATGAATATTGAGAAAAGTATTTTTATATATTCTCTTTCTTTTTCCCTTTTGAATATCTTTCAATAATTGTGTATTTAAACTTGTTAATTGTCTAACTTCAGAAATATCGCGGCCTTCAAATAAAATTTCAATCATTGGCATAAAAACAGAGGAAGGAACAGTGGAGGAGTTACCAGAACTACGACAATATTTACATCTAGAAAGAGGTTTTCCTTTTCTTGGTCCAGATTTATTAAATGTAAAATCTTCTAAAGAAACTAATTCCCCGCCAGGGGGATGTAAAGGTCCTAAACAAATCTTATTTTCCATAATACCTTATTTTAGAAAATCCTCTTTTTAAATCTTCGATGCTTCCTTTTGTATTAAACCTATACTCCTTTAAAGCTGGCCAAATACAATAAGTGTAATAGAAAATTTCACATCCGAGCCAGATAAAAGGCCATATAATATATGCGGCGATTTTCTTAAGTCTTAGTTTCATTTTCCTCTTCCCATAATACTAATGCAATTAAACTATATACCGCCATATCTCTCAGGGCATTATCTAACGGTTCATTTTCTAGTTTTCCGTTCTTACAAAAAGACTTTACTCTTTGCATACAATCATTCATGGCAATGAATGCTCCCATTGGCGCGGACAAACCAAATTCTGTTGCTCCTCTCACATTGGCAAATGGGTCATTCGCTGTTCCATAATCTTTTTGTTTTTTATCATGAAGTTCTCCAATTTCTTTAAGTAATTCATGAAATCTTTGAGAGAGTGGATGTCTGTCTGGAATAAATGATGAAGTAATAGATACCCAAGCGTCAACTGGTCTTTCAAAAATTTCTTCAGAAAAAGCTCCTCCTTCGTCTTCAAATCTTTCAATATCTTCTGTTTCTGTTATAATGGAAGAACCTTTTTGTTTGGACAAAATAGTTGAAATTTTTGTCGCCGCAGACACAGTTTCTTCTTGTTCTTTTGATTTAGCAAATAACTTGCTAACGTCCATTACGGACTCCATTTTTTAGGCGGTTTTTGAATTTTACGTTTTTGTTGTTCGAATAAGACATATTTTTGTAATAAAACATCGCTTGCTACTCTCTGTTCTATTTCATCCCAAGTAGGATTGCCATATGCTTTATACCACTGAGCCCAATTCATTTCCATCTTTTCTGCTGGTAATTCATAAATTATTGCTAGATTATCTAATCCTTTCTTCATGACTCCTTTTGGCAAATCCATTGTATCTAAAACAAGTTTCGCAGAGGGCATAGGAAGATTAAGGCGATGACATTCTTCAACAAAAAGAGGCATATCAAAGCCTCTCAAATAATGTCCACTTAATATATTCGCTTCTTCAAGAATAGGCAAGAATTTTTTAATCATTTTTGCTCTAATTTCTTCATCAAATATGCCTTTCTTACCACAAGAAATTACTTCAATATTGTCGTCTCCACCCCATGACCAAGCGATTGCAGTCATTTTTTGCGGAACTTTATTATATGTTCCAGTAGGATAACCGGCAGATAAAGCTTCACAATCTAAATGAAGAATCTTAAGTTTTTTCTTAGATATTTTAACTTTCATCTTCTTCAACTGTAAATTCAGGTAATTCAAGTTTTTCTGCCGCCGCCAATTCAAGAGCAGAAACTTCTGGCAATAGATAATCAAACTCCCAATCTATATCTTCAAGGCGAGTTTTTAATCTTCTTTCTGCTCTTCTCACGGCAAGTAATTTTCGTTTAGCTCTTGCTAATTCATTTGCCACTTTCTAACTCCTCTAGTTGATTAATAATTTTTTCGTGCATTCTGTTAAGTGTATATTTTCTTTTCGTTATATAGCTTTTTATACTATTGTTATATTTAATTTTTCTTGCTTTTCCTTTTTCCGTTTTATTGTAATTATTTCTAACTATTTTTCCTTTTTCACTAGAAGTATACCTTTTGATACTTTTTTTTCCTTTTTCAGTTTGAAAATATTTCTTACATCTTTTTCTTCTATTTTCTCTATGTTTGATTACACATGTCCAATAACCTCCTTTAGAGTGTCTTTTATCATTCCGCCAAAGCATGTTAGAATCATGACACACACAAAGTGGTTTATTTTTATCTTCTATATTCATTATATTTGCTTATAATAGTTAATGTAATCTAAATACAATTGGAGTCATGAGAGAAAAATCAAAATTTATTAATGGGCGATTAATGATTTGTCCTCGTTGTAAAAAATATCATGATATTTTACAATATAAGAGGTTGATGGTTATCGAAGAATATGCCGAAGAATGCTCACCCATCTATAAATGTTCTTCTTGTTCTTGGATGTTTAGTTTGGCCGACAACTTAATTTTTGAAGTGTTGAGCGGAAGACTTGCTGTTGTCCCCGCAGAAAGTGATTCATAAATCATTATGACAGATAGTAGCACAGAAATTATTGATTTGCAAGAAGATCAAGATATTGAAGATTATCTTAACATAGCCTTAGCAAATGGGTTTAGCAAGGGAACGGCCAATGTTTCGGCGCGAGATATGGTTAAGCTGAGAGGACTTCTTAAGCATTACGCTAAGAAAAAGCATCCATTTACAAGTTGTTTTAATGATCAAATTAAACATGGACTTGCAAAAGATCATGCAGCTAAAAGATGCGCCGTATTAAAAGATTTAATCAAAGGAACTACTCGCTGGAGATCAACAGAACGTAAAAAAAATCTTTCTGATGAAGAAAAAGCTGAATTTATATTGGATGATTATCCAGAAGATGATAATTATATATTAGAATTCATTGATTGGGCAATAAATTTGGATGATGAAACTGTTAATATGATCTTAACAGTGAATAATAATGATGAGGTTGAATCTGTGAGTGAAGTAGAATTAGCTGAAGGCGATGTCGCGTGGCTGCCAGGAGGTAGTTATAACGATTTGCGCCGACAAATTGAAGTTGGTTTAAATGACGGCAATATGGAATATGGTAGTTCATATTGGGTTGAGGATATTAAGCAAAGCGAAGCCTTGGTTTGTCACGCAGGGAAACATTATTACGTTGTGCCATTTTCAGTTACTAAGAAAGGATCTGTCGAGTTAGATGATGAAGATTCTTGGAAACCAGTTGAAAGAGCTTGGGTTGAATCTAATATGATGAGTTTTAGTGAAGATAATCAAGAATTTTTGGCGGAACTATATTTTACCGATGCTGGCGGTTCAACAGATAGCGATGGACTTGTTTGGAAAACATTTTTACGTGAAGGGAAATGGGCTTATTCTCCAGAAAATGGAAAAGTAGCAGCTAAACCACTTACTATAGTTAAGAAAGGTAAGTCTGACCCGATTAAGAATATTATTTCTATGACAGACATTAAAAAGAATTTTGATATTGGCGCTATTCAACATGTTACTGTACCCCTTAACCATGAAGATAAGGTACAGGAAAATACTGGTTTTGTTAAGAAATTAAGATTTGGAAAGGATGAAAAAGGACGCGTTACTCTTGAGGCGGCAATTGACTTCACTGAACCAGATATTAAGGAAAAAATTGATCGCGGAACAATTCCGAATGTAAGTGGCGGTATTCATCTTAATTACATTAATAAAGAAAGTGGCAAAAAGTTTAATTCCGTACTTGGTCATCTTGCTCTAACGGCAAAACCTTGGCTCGGCGGAATGGCCCCATTCGGGGTAAAAGCTTCTGAGAATTTAAATGTAGTCGGATTTTCAGAAGGTCCAGAATCCTCAGACGAAACTCTAGGAGGTGAAGAGGATATAATGACTACTACAGAAGTTGAAAATGCTGATACTTTCCTCTCGGAGCTTGGTCTTTCTGAGGATGAAGTTAAGGCTAGACTTGCTCGCTATGAAGAGCTAGAAAAAGAAAATAAAGAAAGTCGGGTTGACCAGAAGGTGCGTGAATGGGAGGATGCTAAGAAAGCTCCTGCTGTTATCACCGCAGCTAAGGCAATTCTTATGGCAGATGACGGAACGATTGCTCTTCATCTTTCCGAAGATGAAAAAGATGTTTCTCTTACCGCGTCTGACATTGTAGATCGTCTTGTAGAAGCGTCTCCTCTTGTTACTCTTGCTGATGATCCTATCACAGATGAAGCAACTGGTGGAACGGCACCACCCGACGATGCTACAGAAGAAAATCTTTCAGATGAGGTAAAGAGTGAAGCTAGACGACTTTTCCTCTATGAAAATTATAGCGAAGCTGATGCTCTTGCTGAGGCAAAGCGTAAGCTCGAAGAAACAACCGCGTAAGGAGGTGAAGAAAGGTGCCATTCGGAACAACTAAAACAGCATCATATTCAGATAAAGAAATTCTGAAGTATGCTGCTCAACTTGGGCCAAGAAAGAGCGTCGTACTTGACGCTAAAAACTGGCCTACCGATCCAGAAGCTACTTCTGATCGTTATGTAGTACCCGCTGGAACTATTCTTAAACACTCAGTAACAAATACTTCAGCAATGGTTCCTTATGACGGTTCTGGAGATATTAGAGGCATCTTAGCCGCACCTGTTGACCTTGTTGCGCGAGCAACTTCAGCAATGGAGCCAGCAGCTATGTATTTCCATGCAGTAGTTTTTGCAACCAGCGCTCTCGTTGGATTCACCAACTACGCATCGGCCGTTGTAAGTACCCTCAACACATGCAAGTTCGAGTAAAGGAGGAGGTGACTAAAAGTGCCATTTAAGACATTTGATGTTTGGGATCAAGCCGCGTTGACTGATGAAATTCGTCGACCACCAGAGGGCCGTGCTCCTGGTGCCGCCGAAGATTCTCGGCAGAGACTCGGTGATGTCATCGCTCCTATGAAATCTACTTATGAAACAGTAGTTAAGGTAAATGTTGCGGAAATTAAGCCATTCGGTATTGGTCAATTCCGCGCGTGGGATGCATCAGTTCCGCTCTTCAAGCCAGAAGTAACTTGGACTGAAGTGCTTATGGAACTCGTGCTTCTTGATGAGCAAGAGAGAATTAAGGAATCTGAATACAGAAAACTTACTTCTCCTAGCGAAGAAGAGCGCAGAAGCGCTGGTGTTCAGCTTTCAGACAAGGGAAGAATTCTTCGCCTTAGAAATGAGCGAGCAACAGAATGGATGCGTTGGAAGCTTTTCCAGGATCAACTTGTAGTTCCGTTTGAGGACGGTACTCAACTACCAGTCGGATCTGGAATTCAGGCTTCTCACAAGCCACAAGCTGCTGTATCTTGGACTGATACTACAAATGCTGATCCTGTAGCAGATATTCAGGCTTGGTCTGAACTTCTTGCTGATGATACTGGTTTTTACGGTGTCCACGTTCACATGAACTCAAAGACATATAATAACTTAATCTACAACAGCAAGATTAAAAACGCAATTAACTTCTATGCAGCAGGCTCAAACAGCATTCTAAGACCAAGAAAAGAGGATATTCTAAACCTCTTTGAGACATTCTCACAGTCCCTTGATATTGTTATCTATGATAATGGTTATCGAGAGGTTGGAGAAGCTGGCATTGGTCGTCCATCGTTAACTAAGTATTTACCTGACGGATACGTTATGGTAACTACTGATTACGTTCTTGATGGAGTTAGAATCGCTGATACTCTTGACGGTGTAGTTTCTGTTTCAACCGCTTGGAATGAAATCCAGCTCCGACAGGGGCTTCAGGCTGAATTCTTGGTTGATCATGAATCTAAGAACCACTTGATGAGAGTTGCAAGTGCCAGAATGCCTAGAATTCTTATCCCTGACGCGTTCGTTTGGGCGCGAGTAGAGTTCTAAGAAAGGATTGAATCAATAATGGCTGCCGCAAAAACAGTAGCTTTCGCAGAAAATGTGGTTACAGTACATGTAGCACGCACGAGCGAACCTGGCTTGCTTCCTGATGGTAGTGAAGCATGGGATGTTGAATCACAGATTATGGTTCCAGGAGATACTTTACCGCTTTCAGTGATGCCCCCTTATTTAAGGGATAGCATCAAAAGCGGTAAAGTTCCTGGACTAATCGCCATGACAGAAGCACAGGCCAAAAAAGTTCGTCAATTTTATGATAATCAGACGGGAATTGGTGCTGCTTATGTCAATTCAGAAGAGCAGGAATCTGACCCTGATTTTCCAGTGCAAGAATTTTAAATAAAGCGAGGGCCGCGTAATGGGCGCGATTGCAAATATTGTTCAGCAGTATGTGCCCGCTTCTTATGCGGCCCTTATTTCTGCTACAAATGCGTATTATGGACCAGAGCAATTACAAAGTCTTGCCGATTTTACAAAATTTAGACTATATAATACCGTAGTTGCCGAGGCATCTGAAGCATCTATCTATAATATAACAGAACAAAGATTGCTTGGAATATTAACAACACTTCAATTTATTCCAGCCGCGATTGATTTTTGGAGTGACAAATATTCTTCTATAGGTACAAATCCAACGAGTGAAAATATTTCATATTTTGATCATAGACCAGATTTATGGAAAATATTTGATCGCTTGACGGCAGAAGCTCAAGCTTTGGGTAATGAACTCGGAATAAATATTTATGCCGCTCGCGGAGTAGTGCCTAAAGTTTCTTATGGAGATAATGGAAGAGAAATACTTATTACTTCCGATCCACAAGATTGGCCACCGGCTTTTGACAATATTACAGATTATAGTAAAGATTTCCTTATTTGGGATGTGATTACATAAATGGAATTGACGACCAGATTAGGCACCGAAATCATTCAAAGACAAGCAATTGTTGTATTGTTTAATTATTTGAATACAACAATATCTTCTATGAATTCTACTTGGTCATCCGAAGATGACGATTTTTGGTCTTCCTTAAATAGAGGAAATCAAGATTGGTTTATAGAACCAATTAATGATGCTAATTTTTATGCCGGAACAATACCTTCTTTAATTAATGCGCCAATAACAAAATATCCTAATGTATGTGCAATTTGTTATATAGCAAATCCTCCTTTATCAAGCGATGATGACGGAGAATTTTATAATAATTTGCTTGCAATTGAAGTAATGGTTAAATCATTAATTTCTGAAGAAGAAGTGAATTCGAGAATACAAAAAACTTTGGACGCAATTCATTTAACTTTTATGAATTCTCTTGAAAATAGAACACTAAATAATACAGTTCCAAAATTAAATGCTCCGAGACAAACAATTGGAGATGTATTTTTGAGAAGAGAAAACACAAATATAGGAGAAAAATGGTTTTGGCAAGGCGGAAGCCTTGAATATGTAGTAAATAAATTTGTAGATTTTTCTTAATTTATGATTAATATTTCATATACAATACTAATAGTTATGACAACTAGGCCGAGAGGAGGTGTAGAATAATTATGGCGGATTTCTTTCGTACCGGAATCACTGATGATAACTTCATTCGTGGTGCAGCGAGATTTCTTATAGCAGGCACTACTATCGCATTCCCTACGGGAGTCAGCGATGTTATTAACTTGTCTACTTTTGATGCTCAAACTGGCTGGACAGATGTTGGTGCTACAAAGACTGGTATTACAATTACTCACAATAACACTGAGGAAACATTCGATGTAGATCAGATTCTAGGAGATATTGACTCTCGGCCTGTGTCTTATGAGCAGACAGTAGCAACCGCGCTTGCCGAAGTTACACTTGAAAACTTGCAGCTTGCTTGGGAAGGTGGAGGAATCTCAACCGTTGGTGGTTATCGCCAAATGGGTGTTGGTGAACCTGCTGTTTATACGAGAAAAAGACTTGCTGTTGTCTTCCAGAAAGCTAACGGCAAATTGAGAATGCACGCATTTCGTAAGGTGCAGAAGTCAGCACAGGAATCAGCAATTCCGTATAACAAGACCGGAGAGCAACAGTCAATTCCCGTTACTTTCCGAGCGTTAGCAGATACATCTATTTCAGATGTTAATACTAGAACTCAGGTTATCTTCGACGAGATTTAATAAAAATTTAGATTGTGGACGCAAAGCGACACAGCTTTTTATGAGGAGCAGAGGCACTCAAGGCAAAAGCAAATTTTACCGGCCTCTTTATGAGGTCGGTTTTATAAAATGACACTATTAAACGCGCATATCACGGGAGACAGAGGAATTATCGAAGGAAAATTCGATGAAATATTTGATCTTGCTAAGGCGAAGCGTCTACTTAGAGATGCAGTAGACGACATCGGGGATGCAATTGAACAGCAAGTTCAAAGAACTGTTCCGGTAGATTCTGGAACTTTGAAACTACACCCCTTAGATAGAGACGATACTAGAATAGGATTTGCGACAGGAATATCTGCTTTTGGCGGTGGAGTATCAATTAGAGGAGCAGGGGGAAGATTCGTAGGTGCTGTTCCCGCAGATACTCCCTTTGGAGAATTGATCGCTAGAAGCACAATTACTCTTCCTCAAGAGCCAGAACATGCTATTTGGGTACATGACGGAACTGGTATTTACGGGCCGCGAGAGCATGTAATAGTTCCTAGAAAAGCAACATTTATGGTTTTCCATTATCCGAAAGCTTATAGACCGAATAAACACTTTAGACTTAGAACAGTAAAAGGTCAAAAACCACAACCATATCTTGATAATGCATTTCTATTAATAAACAGATCATACATACCGGCACGAATACAATTATTGCGAGCTCAAATAGCCGCAGAAACATAAATAGCATAATGGAGGCAAAGCCATGTCAGAAACAGAAACAATTGATGTAGTCGAAACTTTAGAACCATCTTCTCCAAATTATGAAATAGTAATTGGGGATAGAACATTTACTCAGAAATCTCTTTCTTTCTTCGGAAAGATTGAATTATTCTCAGTATTGGCAGATACGATTGAAAAAGCTCTGTCTGAAGGTGCAACTCTTGGAGAACTTCTTGAGGAATTGCCAACAGATACTCAAAATGTTAAAGCAAGCGATCTTGCAGAAACAGATGTTTTAGTTAGAGGAATAGCAAAGCTTGTTAAATTTGCACCAGAAATTTTGGAAGATGTATTTTGTATTTCTCTAAATGTTAAAAGAGGTGAACGCGAAGAAGTTAAAGAACTTCTTAGAGAAGAATTATCAGATGATGAAGCCATGACTATTCTAAATCAATTCATTAATCAAAATTGGGATGCGATTATGGATTTTTTCTCAAAGCAAGTCAGTCCGTTGATCCAAAACGTATCAGAGAAGATGCAATCTCGATCAACGTCATCGAAGCCCTCGAAAGCTTCTCCGCGCAGCACAGCGAAAAAATAGAAGAAATAATAAATTGGCCTTGGAAAAAATTTGAGGCCATGTACGAAGCTTATGTAAAAAGAGAGCAGGCCGAAAAAGCATTATTAGAAAGAAATGCCTATATAACAGGACTCTTAGCCAATACTAATCTGGATGACGGAAAACAAACAAAAAGAAGAATGTTAGAAAATGTAGATATAGATTACCAAAACAGCTTAAGAAGTATTTATAATGTATTTATTGGAAAAGATATTGCGTTAGAAGAAGATCCATTCTTCAAGGCTATGAAAATTCCTGGGAAAGATTTTATTCCTGGCGAAGAAGCCACCGTCCCTGACCGCACGACCGCATCAGATATAGAAATAGATATAGATCAAGGTGACTAATATTAAATCATGGCCGATGACCATCATGTAAGAATAATTTTAGAGTCAATAATTAGAGGCTCTGGTAATCTTCGTCGTTTTTTCAAAGATACTGAAAAAGATGTAGAAAGATTTAGAAAATCTTTTCGTCAGACAAGCGCCGAAATAGATAAAATATTTACTTCTTCTGGTGTACGCGGACGTGATCCCAGAACTAAACAATTTACTTCTCTGAAAAAAGATGCCGAAGAAGCTACTAATTCCGTGCGGTTATTTCTTACAAACTTGAGAAAAGGGTTAAATGAAGAAAAAAGAATTAGAGAAGAAGCTAATAGAAGATTTAATTTGTCTGACGAAGAAAGACGAAAAAAAATTGACAAGATTGATAAAGAAATTGCTTCATCTAAATTAAAAAGAATTAATAATTTAGAAAAAACAGAAGTTGGAACAATTAGGCAACTTATTTCTGCTGAACGGGGAAGAGCAGAATCAAATATTAGAGCTCTAGAATCTGAAGGTAGAATAATTCAGAATCAAATTAATCTCAGAGAAAAATTACTTTCTGAAAAACAATTATTAAACAAAGAAGAAAGAAAAACAGCCGCAGATAGCTTACGAGAACTTAGAGAAGAAAGAGAAGGAATTGAACAAATTATTAGAGCCAGAAGGGTTGAAAGAGACTCTTATGTCGACTCAGAAAAAAGAAAAATTGCTGCCCTCCACGCGAGAATTAGAGAGGAAGAAAATACTCGAAGAAGTACATTGAGACGTGCTGTTTTGCGTCCAAGTAGAGTTGCTTTGGAAGAAGATGTCAGAAAAGAATTTAGAGAACTTGAAAAAGACATCGATAGAGTTGATAGTCGTCTTAAAAAATTTGGTATAGGCGCAGGTAGAAATCTTGGCCAATTTACAAATGGTTTAAGATTGTCCAGAGATGGTCTAGATGATAATGAAAAATCTCTTCTTAAAACTGCAAGTGCCGCAACTAGATTTGGGGCTAATCTCGGAAATGCTATAAGGCCTGCGGGAGCATTTAGAGTTAGAGTTCTGCTTCTAATTGGTGTTCTTCAAATTTTCCTTACTCTTCTTATACAACTTGGTGCGGCCTTGATTGCCGTTGCCTCTTCTGCAATTCAGGCTGCTGCTGCTTTGGGTGGAGCTCTATTGGCAGGAATAACTCAATTAATTCCTGTTGTTGGTCTTCTGGCTGCTGCATTTAATCGCTTGGGCAAAGTTATTGATGCAGCGAATCTTGCCGATAAGGTAAGTCAAACTGCTGCACAAGATCAAAAAACTAAATTAGAAGCCATTAGACAAGCTACTCAAAGACTTGCCGATTCTCGTTATTCTTTGATACAGGCGGCAGAGGCAGTTCAAGATTCAGAATTTAATCTAGCGCAAGCGATAGACGACGTTCAAGAAGCAATAAAAAATCAAAAAGAATCTATAAGAGAATTGGCAGATGCCAGAAAACAAGCGGCTCAAGATATCGTTGATGCAAACTTTGAGGAAAGAGAAGCTGCTTTAGCTCTTCAAGAAGCAGAACTTGGAATTCTTGATGCGAAGCGCAGATTGAGAGAAGAAGAAGAAAAAAGTCAATTTGGAAAAATAAATATTGAGGATGCGAAAGCGCAAGTTAAAGAGGCGCAAGCGAGATTAATACAAGCAAGAACAGAAGGCGACGAAACAGAAATAACCTTGGCTTTACAGCAATTAAATGTTGCTGAACAAGATTTACAGCAAATTAAAAGCAATGTAGACGATGCTCAATCTAATATAAAACAAGCGCAAATTGATGTTAAGCAGGCGCAATTACAACAAGAACAGGCTGTTGTTAGAAATGCAAGGGCACAGGAAAATGCAGCAAAAGCAAGACAGCAAGGAGTTGAAGGTAGTGATAGAGTCATTCGAGCACAAGAAAATCTTGTAGAAGCAACCAAGTCTATTGCGCAGGCTGAACGACAACAGGTTTTGGCGACCAGAGCACTAAGAGACAGTGTTCATTCTCTTGCTATCGCCAAAAGAGAAGAAAAAGATGCGGAAATTGGTCTTACCGATGCAAGAAGCAAGGCAACGGCCCAACAAGAACAATTACAAGAGGCGCTTGGCGATTTGTCTCCAGCCGAGAAAAAACTTCTCGCTTCTATTCAAAGAATTAAAAGGATTTATGAAAAGAATTTCCGTCCAATAACAGATATTATAATTGGCGCATTCGCTCGCGCAGTTGATAGTGTGGCGGTTCTTTTGAGTGATCCAAAAATTCTTTCAGCGGCGAAAACACTCGCTTTTTCTTTATCTAGTTCTATCGATGCTCTTTCTCAATTTGCGATTTCGCCTGAATTTAAAGAATTTTTGGTATTTAGTATTCAACAAGCCGCAGATAATATTCCAAAAATCACTGACGGTTTTATAGATTTATCTCGTGTTTTAATTAGAGTTGCTAAAGCAGCAACACCATTATTTAATGAATTAATTGACAGATTTGTTAATTTCTTAGATAGGCTTGAAAAAAGAACTAAAGATACTAGCGGATTAGAAAAATTCTTTGGTGTTGCTGGTCGTCATCTTGATTCATGGATTAATTTTGCCGTAGCAGTAGGAAAAATTCTTGGTGCGGTTATCAAATTTTCTGCTCCAGCAGGCAAAGGGATACTTGATGATATAACAGAAAAGCTTAATGAATGGACAGATTGGCTTAATACTAACGGAGAGGAAGTTGAAGAATTTTTTGATCGAATAAGAACACAGGTTAGAGCTTTGGCCCAAGTTTTGGGAAGAATTGGAATTATTCTATTTGAAGCCTTTTCTAGCGAAGGCGCAGCAGAGCTTACGACATTTATTCTTAATACAGTTATTCCGGCCTTCACATTATTCCTAGAGATTCTTAATCTTATTGCTACATTAATTAACAAAGTTATAGAAATTCCTGTAATTGGGCCATTAACCGCGAGAATATTGCAATTTGGACTTGCTCTCTTGTTTGCATCTAAACTTGTTGGAACATTAATCGGACCAGTCGGAAGATTAGTTGCAGCATTCAGAGCCTTATTCACAATATTACGTTCTGGAATAATAATTGCTACATTGTCGAAAGCACTAACAGGACTGGTAGTGGCCATTAAACTTGTTGGCACTGCTCTGAGATTTATATTTATTACTAATCCCTGGATTGCGATAATTGTTGGAATCATCGCCGCTGTCGTTCTTCTTGATCGGAAGTTCCATTTTCTTAGACCAACTCTTGAATTTTTACTTAAGATATTTCAAAAAGTTTTCAATTGGATTAAGAATCACTGGAAACTTCTTCTTGTAATACTTCTTGGTCCATTTGGATTAGTTCTTATTGGAATCATTAAGTGGCGCGATAAAATACTTGAAATAATTAGAAAAATTGTTGATTTTATTCGCGACCATTGGAAACTTATTATTGCCATATTGCTTGCACCGTTTGCCATTGGGGGAGCAATAATATTAGCGATAATTAGATGGAGGGAAAGAATTTTTGAAATTATTAAGGCAATGCCAGGAAAAATTGCCGAATTCTTTAAGAATCTTCCCAATCTTTTAAAGAAAATATTTGATAAAATTCCGGGTCTTTTGAAAGATGCTTTATCTGGTCTTAAAGATATTGTAACGGGTGCTCTTTCCGAAATTCCAATAGTCGGAAGATTTTTTGGTAATGCCAAATTGAATGAACAAGACAAAATAAAAATTCAAAATCAGGTTCTTGCTGATCCAAAACTTGATCCGCAAAGAAAGAAAATCAAAGCATTGCGCAAAGAAGGTTTAAAGCCTGATGCTATTTTGCAAGCGCTTATTGAAGGTGGAGATTTAAGCGAACAAGAACTTAGAAAGCTTATTGAAAAATATGCCAAGAAATCTTTTGCGCACGGAGGAACTGTTCCTGGTGGAGTTGGACAAGCTGTTCCTGTTATTGCTCACGCTGGAGAATGGGTGCTTAATAAAGCACAACAATCAAGAATCGCTCAGGCCCTTGGAATTTCTATTGAACAGGCTAAAAATATTATATTCGGTACAGGAATGAATGAACAGCAAAAGAAAGAAGCAACAAAACTAAGAGATGCGCCAGGGGCGCAAGGATTTTCTGGAACTACAGGAGTGTTCGGAAACAGAATGTCATTCAATCTTGTTCCTAAAACAGATCCGGATGGAATAGTTGTTTGGTTTATTGAAATGGCAGACGGAGCATTTGGGCAAGTTTCTCCTAGAGACGCTAGAAAAATTATCGCTTCAAAAGGTAATTATATCCCTGGTTATGTCAGAAGAAGCACTCATGGTTTTAGACAAAATGTTATTCCATTTGGTATTGAGCGCGGAGGGAAAGCTTTGCGCGGAGGAATTGTTCAAGGATTTGCTAAGGGAGGTATTGTTCAAAAATGGGCGGGACCGGCTCTACAATCATTTGCCGAGGGCGGAACAGTATTACAACAGTCTAGTTTCGGAGCACCAAGCGTATCAAATACAAAAAATATTGAACAAAACTTCAACGTCACAACTCAAGGCGAAACTGATTGGAATTATGTTCTTAGAATAGGCGCTATCCACGCACAAGCTAGTTATAGCTAAGAGGTGATTAAATGTTAGGACATATAATAGATTATAGAAGTTCAGGTGGAGGCAGTTTTATTTTTAATAATAGAATTAATTATAATACTACTGCTCCTTTTTACTACATACAGATTCAAAACGTTGATGGGCATCGCGGCGCTGATTTGTCATATGAATCACATCCAATTCCAAATGCAATTGGAGAAAAATCTGGAGATGTGTTCAGACGCGGTAAAACAATAACTTTATCTGGAACCATCTGGGGTAGAGCTTTTTCTGAAATTTATAGTGGAGCGGATTTCTTGCAACAAATGCTTGCGGAAACAGAATTAAGAAAATTAGTATTTATTCCCTGGAATCATGGAATTCAGTTGTATTATAATGCTCGCCCATATCAGGATCTTGTTGTAACAGAAACTTTTGACAGTAATGTATTTAAACTGGCTTTTGTTTTCGCACTTAGAACAGATGATCCCAGAAGTTATAAACTAAGCGATAATAGTTTGTTCCCTACTTGGCAAGAATAATATGGCTGACGTTAATTGGACAATAGAACACTTTAATCGCTCTGGTAATGCAATCAATGCTAACTATGCTGGGTATTCTGATATCGGGATAACCAATGAAGTTGCTCACGCAACAAATAGACAACTTGGATTCTTTTTAAATAGTATTGACACATGCGAATTTTCTCTTTATCTAGATGATCCAATGGCAGCACAAATTAATAGATTAACAAGCTTTATAAAAGTTTGGCGCTCAACTCCAGGTTATTCTGACCCAAGTAATCAGCCTGCTTTTGCAGGGCCAGTTTATTATCATCAAAAAAATGGGGCACAGAACATTATGAATATAAAATGTGCTAGCCCCTTATGGATTTTGCAGCTTAGATTTCACTTGCTTAACCATTATCTTAAGACAAATCCTGATACCGCCGTAGACTATAGACAATCTGAGCTTATCTGGAGATTAATTTATTTTATTAGTAACGCTTTCGGTCCTGTAGTTTCGCAAACTGGAATTGATAAAGGAACATTTTTCGATGTTGCAACCGAAATAATAATGGCTCCTTATTTCCAGCCCAAAGGAGCAAATGTTTGGACGGAAATATTTGATGGTATTTTGGCTCGCGCTGGATCAGTTGATATAATTCCTAGATATCATCATACTTCTGGAAATGGTAGACTAATGTATCTTGATACCGCGTTAAAAAGAGGTTCAGATAAAAGTGGATCTGTTTCATTTACTTATAGAACTGCAACTCCTTCTAATTGCGATGATGTTATCGAAGAAGAATTTGTGCAGCCAGGAAAATTTGGCAACTATGTTTGGGCAGTTGGAGCGGGAGGACCAAATTCAGGCAAGGTTGCCGTAGCTCAAGACAACGGAGCAATCGAAGAAGGATATAACAACATAGGTATATATATGGTTAGAAATAATTATCCAGACGTGAAAAGATTAGGAGTAGCTGGACCGCCGCCTACACATCTTAGAGCTAATGCCGTGAACGATTTAGCGCGAGCAATTGTTCCTGATCTTAATTATTCTGTTACTTTGTCTCCTGCTGCTAATATTTATTATCAGAAAGATTTTTCTCTGGGAGACGTTATCGCTCTTAATGCACAAAAAGGAGCATTAAATGTTTCTGGATTAAAACAAAGAATTTATGAAACAACACTTTCTATGTCTGACAATAATATAGAAACAGTAAATGCTAGAATATCAAATGACTTCACGGGGAAAGTGACAGGGTAATGTCAAAAAGCAGAGATTTAAATATAGATAAAACAATATTTGACGTTGTTGGCAATACAAGAGCGCCTCGTCTTGAGCCAGAAACAGGATGGTATAAAGCAGGTCCAAGCGAAGCCCATGAAATTGATTTTCAAAATTCTTGGGGTAATGTTGGAGTTTTAGCAGGCGTTACTAACGCTCCAGCAGGTTGGTATTTGTCAGAAGATGGAGAAGTTAGGATGAGAGGAAAAATTGACGGCGGAGCTGCTGGAACTATTGTACTAGTTTTGCCGGAAGAAGTTAGACCAGAATACGCCGAAACTTTTATTTGCGCTGTAGATAGCGGAGGGAAAGCCAATGTTACAGTTCATGCGAATGGAGAAGTAATAGTAGATACTATAAATTAATGGCGGCAATAGATTTAACACATATTATATTTCGTGCTCATGAATCTGGCGATGAAGATACCTCTAAGAATATTCCAAATGTTGTTGGTGGAACAACAGGAGTTAGTTTTGCTGGAATTAAATTTAGGTCAAAAGAAATAGGAGATTCGGAAGAATAATTTTAGAAAAACTTTGTATAGTTACATGAAAAGGAGAATGTATGACAAACGAACAATTTGATTATCTCATATTGGTATTGGAGAGAATTGCAACGGCGCTAGAACCCAAAAGCGCGGGAAGAACAGATGTAGGTAATGAAGAAATTCCTCAAGGTGGGGGTCGTCGTATTCGGATGACCAAGTTTGTTGAAGGAATGATTGAAGAACGAGTTAAAACAACAGCTTTAAATCCGAAGAAATAATTTATGCCCCCAGTTAATGACTTCATTGATGATGCTATCCTTATTACAGCACCATCGACAACATCCGTGAGCACAGTTGGTGCCGTGTTAGGCGGTAGTGGCAATCCCATTGATGATGATTTTCCGTATCCTGATGTTTGGTATAGAATGGAACCGACAGTTGATATCTTACTTGGAATTTCTTTAAGTAAGACTAGCGGTGGTGCGGGTGTCTTCCCGGAAGCAGATATTTATACACTAGAAACTGGAGAAGATCCTCCCAATGATTGGTTAGATTTGGTTCAGCCTTATGATTTCTGTGGCAATGGAACTGATACTCCGTCTGGTTGGTTTGACGGACCATCTCAATATTTCAAATTGCAAGAAGGTAAAGTATATTACATCAATTGTACAGATTACAACTATGCAAATGAAATTGAATTCGACATGGTGCTCACAACTGCTGAGCCTCTAGTAAACGATGATTGGGAAGATGCAACCGTCATCAACCAACCGGGCGGAAATGTATTCCAGGTAACAAATGTTGATGCTACAGGCGGA